TTACTTCAAATCTTCTTCAGCAGTCTCATTAGGTTCTACTTCTGGTAGACCTGCTAGAGACGTGCCAATTGATAAAATCGCAGCTAATGCTGTAGTAGAACAAACTAGCTTCCAATCAACTGCTCCGATTGTGGCTGTTGTTCCAATCGTTGCGACGAATGTTTGTGCAGCTGTTTTCAGAGCGCGTCTGCATGCTGCCTTTGCCCATTTACTCCAATAGTTTTTGTCTTTCATTTTAATTCCCTTTCCCTTCTTTCTTCGATTTGTCTAATTCTGTCACTTAGAAATGTGACAGATGTTTCGGTTTGTGCAAGACGGTTTTCCAGAGACATAACGCGATTGCTAACGTCTTTGGTTGTCGCTTTTAAATCTGTAATTCCTTCCTTTACGTAAGTTATGTTAGCGTTCATTTTCCCTAACTCTTCTGCAAGTTCTTTCGCCTGGTCTTTATTGCCCTTATGAATTGTTGAATTAACGCTCCATATTGTTGCTACAAGGCCAACTAGAGAAATCAGAAGGCTAATGTATACAGGATTGATTCCTTCATGCATAAAGCCACCTCCTGCAACTATAGTCCATAGTAAATTTGGTCTACAGCACGCTGTACTGCATCCGGATCATAGCCTGCTGCACGTAGAGCATTGATTCTATCTTGGCCATTGCCGTAGTCACCACGGTAGACCGCTTCAGCAATAGCGCTCATGTCGCTCTGTGTTGAAGAAATTCCACCTTGAAGAATCTCGTTTACACGTTGTTGTACTGCCACATTGTCGTATCCCGCTGCAGCTAGCGCATTGATACGGTCCGCTCCGTTACCAAATTCACCAGCGATCACACGCTGTGCAATATCATCAATAGAGTACGATGGCGTTGATTGAACACCACCATAGATTTCATTGATACGCGATTGAACTGCACTATACATATCTCCTAATGCGGCACGTCTTGCATCACCATTGCCGAACTCACCTGCAATTGCTCTGCGTGCTAGATCTTCCACATCTCCATCGACTGGCTGAGTTGATTGCGGAGCACTAACTGCAGTACCTGCCATAGCCGCACGGATGTCATTTTCGATAACATGATTTACCTGCATAGCATGGATCGTAGGACCTGGACAATTTGTAGCCACGAACATGCAGTGCTCTGTCAATGTTGCGGATGGAGTTCCATCATAGTATGGATAAATTCCGTAGCGATTGCAGATGTCTGCACACAGTCTAATTAAAGAAGCATACGCTGCTTGACTGATTGGCCAATCACCACCAGTCTCACTATTTGCCACTTCGATAGTGATTGCGCGATCATCGTTTTCCCAGTTAGCAGATGTCCACGGATGATTTTCTTCATCGACATAACATGCGATTCGACCATCCGATCCAATTCCATAGTTGGATGATGCCTGTCTGTTTGGATTTAAAAAGACGTTGCCACACGTCTCGATTGAAAGATTACCAGCCATATGATGAATAGTAATCTTTGAAATTGAATTGTATCGTGAGCCTGAATGGTTAGGGCTCATGATTGCAACATTAGTTAAAGCTGAATATCCCATAAATTATTCCTCTACTTTCTCTGCTTTGTTATTGCTTAATTCTTCTAACTGCTCTGTTGTTAATGCCAAATCTTCATTCATGATTTATCCTCTTTCTATCTAAAAAGGCACCTTTTCAAGTGCCTTAATAGCAAATATTTATTTTTTGTAATCCCAGGCATTTCCGAAGCCTGGTTCATTACCCTTATTTCCGTCAATCTTAGAAACGAAAACAATACCTCTAGCGATTGCTAAGTCGCCTTTGTTATAAGTTTTCTTTTCATCCCACGGTTTTGCTTCTCGTTCCTTTGTTAGATCGTCATATAGCAAAGGCGTCTTATCAGGCGTCTGGCCATCTTTTGATGTATGGTCGGAAATAATCGAATACGGAACTCCATTGAATGTGATACGCCGGTTCTTCTTATAGTTTGTATTTGGAATCCAATCATCCAGGAAAACAATGTACTTTTTGACTGTTTCAACATCCGCAGTCTGTAGAAGGTCATTTACTAATGGACGCACCTCTTTATAACGATTTGCCTCTATGTCTTTTTCAGGAACATCCTTTAAGATAAACGATAAGGTGTAACCTGTACCAGATTTAGAAAATGTTAACGGCTCTGTATACATTTTCGATGAAAGTCCGTCGTCGAATGAAACGTCATGTATCACACCAACTTCGAACGAATCAATTAATATTTTTAAATTTTCAAAAACTGTTCTATTGAAAGTAACAATACTTTTGTTGGCACTTTCAACTTCTGTGAATTTTTTACCGTCAATAATCATTGGCTATCCTCCTACTTACATCTAACATAAAGTACATCTATGCTAACCACAGTTGAAACACCAACCCATCCACTACTATTAAAAACTGAACAATATGCAACGTTATTAACAAAATTGTACAATGATACACTTGCTCTAAAATCAGAGTATGCTTGAATGACACCTATTGCTTTGTATCCGTCAGGTGTCGTAACAGTAATGCGAACATCTTCCTTATCACCTATAGCTGCATTTAATGTTGGTCTCGCACCAACACCGTTTAATCTTTTAACTAAAAAAGTATCATCGCTAATTACAAGCCCACCCTTTGCTGATAATTTGCCAGTTACTTCTAATGGGCCTTTTGTTGTTGTGTTCTGTCCATTAAAATCTAATGCGTTATTAACTGCATCAACTTTAGGCTTCAGTGCATTGATTTGATTCTGCAGATTGCCAGCTGCATCTGTACTCAACTGACCTTTAATTCCTTCGAACCAATCATTAAACATGGTTATTTGTTGCATGTATATAGTACCCAAATTTAAATTATTGATTGCGTTAACAAATCCGCATAGATTCTTATCTAATCTTGTGTCTGTGATATCAGCGTTAGTAATCGTTGAAGCGTTAGCCTTAACCATTACATTAGCTAGCACTAAGTCATACACGGCTCCCTCGCGTACCGGAGTAGGCTTTACTGGTTGTGATTGTGGCGTGCCCTTAATAACTTCTACCCTTATACTTCGTTGAGCCTTATTGTCATCCAATCTCAACACAATTGAGTCGATGCGTGGCTGTGCTTCACCATTTGCTAAAGTGATGCGTGTTTCTTCCGTGTTATAACCTGTAGCTCCATTGATAAGGCACGCACCAGGCTGAACGGTTAGGCTCATGCCACCACCTGCAGCGGCTACGACCTTAAAACTGTTATTGTTGCCAATTCCAAACACACCATTCGTGTAGTAATTTGATAGGATGCTTCTTAAAACATCGCTTCCCACGGCCCTATCAAACTGTGGGAATCCACTATCGTCAAAAGTAACCTCTGACGTAAATGGAAATGATTGCATTGCCATTTTTCCACCTTACTTTCTATATGCCACTGGCACTTTATCGCCAAACGTCAAACTGATTTCATGTACTGAATTCTTAAAGACTTCGCGCACTTCCGTTAATCGTGCCTGGAAGGCCATCTGGAAGTCGTCAATCAATAAATCGCACTTGTCGCCTAGATTAAAGTCTTCCATGTAACGGAGTCCATTGTTGCGAACTGCATCAAAAGAAACATTAAGAATGCTTGCATGCTTCTTCAGCATGTCCTCTTTTCCTGCCTGGATAAGTCGGTTCTTATAAGCATCCAGCGTCTCCTTTGTCGAGTCGTAAATCTCAGCCGTCTTATCAATGTACACAACACGTCGATAGTCTGAAGGATTGGCACGGAGGTCAACCGTTACGCTGACCTGCCTACCTTCCTCATAGCTACCGTTGCCTATTACGATTGCATAGTTCTTTGATAGCGTTGTATCTTTGGTGATTTTCTCGTTCTGGATATTTCTCAACTTCTCAGAGAACGATGCAAAACTGTTTTGCGTTTGTGATTGTGTACGATCTAAACCCTGCCATACTTTGAACTTGATTTGCTTGTTGACATAGTCGTATAAGCAAGAGTAGCTCATCTGCTGCGTTTTTAGTAACGCATAAAGTGCTGTGGCCAATCCTTCACCCGTAGACTGTTTAGTCACGCTGGTGCCTAGTAGTGGTGAGTTCGCCTGTGCCTTAGTCAGCAGTGGTATGTCATCCATGTAGTTATCTACGATTGTTCTAGCCACCATTTCGATGTTGCCTGTATGTCTAAAGCGTGGATACGTGATTTTATCATTTAGTTTGTATTCGTAAAAATAACCAGATAGCAAAATCAACTGTCCGCTAGACTTGCGTGCATACTCGAATTTCTGAATCATACCTAACTCTGGCCGTGAACTATTGAAGACGTACTCCGCACCTGTTACGTATTGGTCTGCAGGAATCTGAACCATGAATTGTCCTGGTTCGTAGTATCTGCGAATCCACTGTAAATTGATGTAATCGAAGTATTTAATAAGATTGAAATCTTTATCTAAGAATGCTAATTCCATCTATCCCTCCTACATTCCTAAGTAGCGCTTATTGAAATACACATATACGGCCATGTTCGAGTCGCCTGCGTCTGCACCGAATGAAATGTTGCTATCACCAACATCTAAGCGAATGTCTGTGAATGACGACGTTCTATCGATATGGTGTATCCAGTTCTCACCGTTCTTGGTGATTCGGTAGGATTCACAGTCAATGATTAGCAGGTCGCCACTCACAAAGTTTCCAAGAACACGCACGTATGCGTCGTTCTTTTTAATGACAGGATTGCTGCAGCTGCCTTTGAAGTTAATTCTAATAACAGGCATAACCTCAGCATCACCGTCGTTGTTGATCGTGACTGTTTTCGAGAAGTTAAATGACTCAGCTACAATCTTAATTTTTTGTGTCTGAATGTACGGGAATGCGAAGCGCGGAGTTATGGATGCGATGTTCTGTCCGAAGTTATCCACCGATTTTAAGTGCGTATCTTCACAGTAAAACTTAACCGTCAGCTTCATCGGCATGTGGATGTTCTGTGAAGGACAACTAAAGCCTTCAATCACTCCATCTATCCAGCGTGTTTCGCCTTGATAAGTGATAACGATTCTATACTTCATCTTCGGTCTAAAAAACGAGATTGCCTCACGTCGTAGGACTGCATTCAACTTTGTTAAAACTGTCTTAGCTTTGATTTGTATTGATCTATCGTCTATGCGCATTCCAGTTAAAAGAGCGCCATCTTTGACGGCACTCTTTTCTGAATAAACGCTTATTTTTGGATAGTCGATACCTTCTAAACCATCTGACAAAATACGCCACGCTGAGTTGGTTCCAAGTAGAAACTCCTTTCCATCCTCTCGTACGCATCTTACATTAACGATTCCACTCATTAGATACCACCTGCCAATCCAAACTGGAATGTGTTTTCTGCTTTTCTCATGATTGCATCTGGTGAAGTTTGAGTATCGTAGAAGTTGAACGTTGCGCTTCTATTCATTCCTCCACTCATATTCGCACTCATTGTTCCGAATGATGCAGAAACGTTAGCACCGATTTCATCTAGGTTCATCAGGTCCTCCGTTCCTTCTTCGAATCCAGCAACGCACATTTCACCGATGTACTTGAAAACTCTTGATGGTGAGTGAATTCCGAGCACATTTTTGAACCCGGCAATGAATCCGTTTGCCAGGTCGCCCACCATACTAGAAAAGCCACCCCACGCATTTTTAATGCCGTTTTTGAGGCCGTTAACGATGTCTTTTCCGATAGACAACATTTTGTCCGGAATACTCTTAACTCCATCTACAACGCTCGTTACGAGACTGCTAGCTGCACTTGCTCCTTCGCTTGCCAGGTTCTTTCCCCAGTTGAGGACTGAGTCGATAACTTTACCCAAGAAATCAGCCACGTTCTGTGGAAGATTTACAAAGAAATCAATCACACCTGCAACAAAGTCAGCACCTGCTTGAATTGCATTTGTGATCATGTTTGTGGCCCACTGCTTCACTTCTGATATGACGTTGCTTAAGAAGTCAGCTACGTTCTTAGGCAGATTAACGAAGAAGTCAATCAAACCCTTAACAAAATTTGTGCCTACTTCCTGCCCCTTCTCAATTAACTGTTCACCCCATAGGATGATTGTTGCGATAAATGTTCCTAATGCTAAGCCAATGTTGTATGGCAAGTTAACAAAGAAATCGATGATTGCCTGGATGAAGTCTGTTCCAACTTCTACCGCTTTGGCAGCCAGGTCTTTGGCCCATTGACTAATTGATTCAAATACTCCTGTTAAGTAGCCTTTAATCTTCTCTGGTAGTTCGCTGAACCACTTTACGACAGATTTGAACGCATCTGGAATTGTTTTTGTAAAGAAGTCCTTTACTGCGCCCCATGCTTTTATCACTGCGTTTCTAAAGTCCTCGTTAGTGTTCCACAGGATTGCAATTGCCGCTATCAGTCCTGCAATCGCTGCGACAATCAGAACTATTGGATTAGCTAGCAAAGATGAATTAAATAGCCACTGTGCTACCGTTGCTCCCTCATTGACAGCCTTATATGCTTGAAATGAAGCAATCAACCCTTTTATGGTTGTTTGAATTGATAGCGCTACATTGAATGCCGTTATTGCAACTGTCAATCCACCAACTGCAGGCAGAACCTTATCCATGTTCTCACCTAAGAACTTGATTGCATCAGCAATTCCATTAAGAACTTCATTATCGCCTGCGGCCTCTGAGATAAACTCACCGATTGATTCGACAATCTCACTTACTGTGCCTACGAAGTCGTCTTTAAATGGCTGTAGTTGTGCTTCTATTCCTTTACCTATTTGCTCTAGGATGTTCTTGCCAATCGTTTGGATCGTTGGCGCTAGGTTATCCCATGCAGTCTGTAGGCTTGCTAGGAATGTCTGCATTGCTGCGTCTACATCACCGTCTGGATCGCCCATAGCGGCTAGTAGGTTTTCGAATGAGGCTTTGGCCGCATTCATCGAGCCCTGGATTGTTGTCTGTGCTTCTGCTGCAGCTACTCCAGCCACACCCATGTTTTCTTGTACTAAGTGGATCGCATCGACGATATCTGCGTAACTGCTGATGTCAAATTTTCGACCCATTGCTTCAGGTAAATCTTCGGCTGTTTTTAGCAGTCTTTTCATTTCTTCGTTCGTACCGCCAAATCCGAGCTTTAAGTTGTCTAGCATGGTGTAGTTGCCTTTAGCAAAGCCCTGGTAGGCGTTCTGCAGCGATTCTATGCTAGTGCCCATCTTTGCTGAGTTATCAGCCATGTCACTGATTGCGAGGTTTGCCTTTTCTGCAGCAGCCGCTACATCACCTTTGAGTGATTGCTTTAGAGCTGCGCCCATTGAGACAGCCTGCTCTGCGTAGGTATTCATTGAGATACCCATTTTTTGAGCTTGTAATGCATAGGCCTTCGCACTACTGCTCGCTTCTTTATAAATCGTATCTAAACCACCATAGGACTGCTGGATGTTGCCGAAAGCATTAATTGCCTCACTGCCTAGATTGCGTAAGCCGTCTACAGCTTGCGTCATTAAGTTGCCCGCAAGTGTGCCTAGTGCAGTAGATGCGGCACTTCCGATTCTTGTCAGACCTGTGGTGACACCATCAGAGTCGAGTTTCGTATTAAAGACCAATGTTCCATCACTCATTTTCGTCACCTCCAATCTCAAATTGTTTACTAAATTCTTCTAATTCTTGTTTTTCTTGTTCGGATAGTTCTCTTTGGATTTCCCATGCATCGCGTAGTTCCTCATATACATCTACATTTTTCCTAGTATCTTTCTTGTAGTTTCGCCACTTCATGACGTCGTCCAATTTCGTGCCATTTAAGCCCTTCAGAAGCGCCAGAAATTTCCACCAGTGTAATTCTTCAACTTCTATCAAATCGATACTGTACTGCTGCATAAATGCGGCGTAAATCAAATCTGAATCGATTTCATAGTCAAGTGTGATTACTTGGTCGTCTGTCTGTCTGGTTTTTCTAGGCAAAGGGTTTTTAGGATTGGCAAACTCGAATAGGTCTTTTAGGTCTATTCTGTATGGCATGTCATTTTTAAATAAAAAAGCAACGTCAAAGCCTTTCCCATTGAGTAGGGCTTTATTTGCTTCGATGATGAATTTCATCCAAACTCGAAAATCCGTATAAATTGAAAAGTCCTTACCATGTATACGGATTGTATTAGGTAAGGACTTAGCGGTTAGATCAAGCATTATTTCTTAACTTTTGAGACAGAATCCATCAGTTTGCTGAAGGACTGTAACTTATCAAGCGGAATCTGACTCAATGCTTCACTGCTCTTTTCTGCTTGATAATTTGCTAGTGGATTTTCGTATGCATCTCTAACTTTGAAGATTGCCAGCGTGATGTCGTTTAGATCCATCTCGTCTAGTTCCTCTGTGCCAAAGATTTCCACGATTGCTTCGTTACCTACCAACTTAGCAATGAAGTTAATCATCTTCTTATACTTCTCTCTGTTTGGAAGATTTGTTGCATCAAGCTTGAAGATTGAATCCAAGTCCTCCCAGATTGCCATTGTTTTCTTAGGCAAATCGTAGCTTTTATGGTTAAAAATAACAGTGTATTGCATGCTTGCTTTCCTATCCTTTCAATTCTTAAGCGCCTGCTGTAAATGTAGGCTTGTTTGCTGTGATTGCTACTTTACCAGGAACAATTGGACCGAAGTGGAGTACGAATGTAATCTTCTGATCCACTGTGTTTAGTTCCTTGATTTCGATTGTGCATGAAGGACAACTCCACGCATCGTATGGTGTCTTTGTCCCTGCAAAGACAAGTAAGAATTCCTTCTTTGCATCTTCACCTGTTGCACGGTTTTTAGCCATTTCATAAATGAAATCAAATGCTGGATCGCCTTCGTTTGTAACTAGCTCTTGGTCCATTGATGGAACATATCCAGTTAATTCTGTAGTCGGAGATTCATCTTCGATGTAGTCACTCTCTTCTGTTTTTGCATTAAACGCCAATGAGAAGACAGTTGTTTTACCAATACGAGCCCAGTTTTTTTCTGTAGTTTTACTTGTATTGATAAAAGGGATAAATTGATGCTTTCTGAGTCTTGTTAGTGCCATTTATAAGCCCTCTCTTTCTCTTGTGTATGTTATTTCGATGGATAATTGATAAACAGTATCAGATGAGTCTGTACTCAACGGATAAGGACTTCCGGTAACGCTAATGTTAAGGATTTGTCTGTTTCCGTCGAGCACAGGATACTCATAAATAAATGGATAATCATCAGCCCAGTAGGTTAACTTTTCTAATAGCTCGTCACTGTCTTTTCTATCGTCCTCTGACAGGCTGTTAAGTCTCGCCAGTAGTTGATAATACTCAGTGATTTCGTAGCTGTAGTCTACATGACTTACGATGTTCCGCTGTGGGCTTTTGAACAGTCCATATTTATCACTTCCATCTGAAACGTGGTTTGTTTCTATGACGATCTCGCCATACTCAGCTAACCACTTGCTGATTGCTTCTGAAATTGTCATCCGTTACCTCCTGTTATGCGCTTGATTCCGCGTAGGATTTTTTCTTTTCCGCCTTGAGCCTTCATGCGTTCGAACCAGTAGTTCCCACGCATAGGTGCATCCTGGAAGTCTGCAGGCATGTAGTACCAACGACGAGCGTATGGTGTGCGATAGCAAAGTTTGCCGCTGCCTATTTTTGTGTTGATAATTCCTGATTGAATTAAGGCACCCGTGTCCTTCGGAACGTATGGATCACATAGACGGAGGCACTCGCTATCAATGAACTGTTGCACAGTTCCGCCTTCGTTGATGCCCCTGCTCTCTGCCACTTCTTTAGGCTTAATGTCTACAGACTTAAGGCTGAAGTGAAAAAGTTCACCCATCAGTAAATGACCACCTTTATGTTCTTCAGATAATCTTTGCTCGAATTGTCATTCACTGCGCGGATGATTCCACTTTTAGGATGTCGCTTTATCATGTCTGATAAGCGGCTCCCTTTGTCGTTTGTAGGGGTTTCTGCTACGTTTCCAAAGAAGATTCCATCCTCTTCTGTAAACGTGTTTAAATCAAGCGAAAACGGCTCGATAAACGTGACTGTAGTAGTCTTAACGGTCTGTAACTTGCCACCTTCCAATTTCTTTTCGATTTTATCGGACCATTGACAGCCATTGACGACCGTACGCTTATAGCCTGAGGCCTGTTTCTGATAAACCGTGACCGTATCTGTGAAAACTGCCATCAGTATGCCCTCACTAGGCCGGTGCCTGATAGCCACTTACGGATGTTCTTTTGCAGTTCTTCCGTTGCCTGCGATTGTGTCTGCAGTACGTAGCTTTCGCTATAGCCATCATTAGACACAGAAGCAACGCCCTGTCCTGCCTTTGCGCCAACTGTAGCGATGTAGTTGATAACGTTGCAGATGCAGTCGAGCAACTGCTCGTAGTAGATTTCGTTAGTTAGGTTTGAATTGTCTGCTATCCAGTTTGTGTAATGGATAACTCCCATAACGTTACGAACTGCACACTCTGCTTGCTTTTCTGCTTTATCGAATTTGTCTTCAGAAACAATGTCATGAAGGGAGCTATAACGCTCCCATGTTAGTAGGCTCATATGTTCCACTCCCTTCTGTTAATCTTTTGATTAAACGTGCTTACGTACGCGAACTAAAGCCTGGTTAGTAACCTTGAACGCAGAGTTCAATTCAACCTGTGCTTTAGATCCAGCAAAGTTCTCGGAGTCAACGATACGTGCTACTGAGAAGTTAGGGATGATTGATAAAGCTTCATGGTTGTACATGATGAAGTCTACCTTTGCAAATGAAACAGTCTTTAGTGCGTTAGCAGAATCGTAGTACTTACCTTGTGCTTCAGCTAATGCAGAAACTTCGTAGAATGTGCAACCCAACCACTTGCCAATCTGGCCAGTAGCGTTTGTGTATTCATTTGATTGTGGTACGAATTCGGAGCCTGCCTGCTCTAGGATTGCTGCGTATAGTTCTGGTGAGCAGAGTACAACATCTGCAGAACCCTTAGCAGCTACGATTTCCTTACGAACTGCGATAACTGCCTGCTTAACAGTCTTAGCTGTGATAGCGTCTGTTGCTGTTGCAGCCTTACCTTCGTTGATTAAGCATGCTAATCCAGATAAAGTCCAGCTTTCAGAAACTTCTTCATTTGCCACCTTTAAGGATTCATTTGCCAATGGTGTAGAAACTGCTGCAGCCTGTACGCCATAGATCTTCTTTGACTTCTGATAGTTGTTGTTGAATACAACTGGGATTAAGTCATCTCTAGATGCTTCATCCACGAAGTCGCGACCTGGTGTGCCTACTTCAACTGCTGAAGTGCCTAACTTGCGAACGAAGATTCCGCCTGCTGCGCCTTCTTCGTATTTTGATGTAAATGTTCTACCATCTGCGAATGGTGTTTTGTGGTATAAGTTTGGTTCTAGTGTTGCCTTGTATTTTTCATCTACATGAATTTGTCCGTAAATAACTGCCATATTTTAATTTCCTCTTTCTACCCTTTATAGAACGGGTTGTTTTTGTATTGCTCATCTAAATAGTTAGATGGCGCTGGCGGAGTCGAAATTCCACCGATTGGATTGAATGTACCTTGTGGTTGTGGCTGTACTGTTTCAAATAAAAAGGCAGAGTCTTCAGCCTTCTGTAGGGCTTCTAGCGCTGTCTTAATGTCTTCGGCCTGATTCTTCGATTGCTTTAACGCATCAACGTCAAGTAAAGCCTTGATTGCTTTGGCATTTTTGCCCTTTAAAGTGTTGATATTCACGTTTATCAAATCATCGAAGTCGCGGTCTGCTAATCTCTGTGCAAACTCTGCATCCTTTTGAGTTAGTTGGCCTTTAAGGTCTTCAATCGTTTGTGTTAATGCTGTTGGATCTACATCCTTGAATTTATCCAGGGACGCGGTCAACGTCTTAACCTTTTCGTCCGATGCATCCAACTTTTCTTTTTGTTTGTTGTAGTCTGCTATCGGCTTGTAGTTCGCCTTCATTTCTGTTTCGATGGTCGCTAGCTGATCGTCTGTCACAGTTAATCCAGCTTGTTTTAGAATCTCTTTAAAATCTTTCATTTCTTCCTCCTTAAATGTCTTCTATACCGCGCTTTCCGCGGTGTGGGATATATGAAAAAGACACCTCTTATCGAAGTGCCTTAATCAACTAACTAAAAAAGCACCCTAATTAGAGTGCTTAGAAAATCAAAAAGAAAAAGATATCTGGTGGAGCTCCCTACTATGTCAGAGCATAGCCATTCCACATACGAGGGCGGCGAAGGAGGTTTTCCGTCTTCAGTTATCTTTTCTATTTATAATCTATCATTCTTTTAATTTATTGTCTATAACCAATCCATTTTTATGGCGAATCTTAATCATTCTCTTAGCATTCTTTGAACTGCGGTATTGATAGTGGAATATTTCTTCGCCGCTATCCATAACTTTGGTTATTGCATCAAAATATCCATCCCTATCTGATGCCTTCTTTATAAACATTTGACCTATCTCGTTACCGTCTTTGTCAAATTCTTTGGTTACAACATCGTAGTTAAATATATCACCTATGTTTTTTAAATCCTCAGATCTCAAAGATCCATCTCTTACGTGTTTGTTCACGAAGTAAGACATATCCTTATCTAGAACGTATACAGATTTTTCAGTGATAGGATTTATACCAATTTTCACTTTTGGCGGAAACAGTACGGTCAGCTCTTCACGTGTAACATTTGGATTTTCTTTTAATGTAGCTATGGCGGTATCAATCGATTTATCTAACCACTCTTTTGTCTTCTTGATTTGCAGTTGAGGTACGTTTTTCTTTAGTTCAGCCCATTTACTTCGTTCTCCACCCACCAATAGCCGGTTTTCTTTAGGCTTGAGGTCCATTGCTTCACTAAAACTTATGTAGTTAGCTCTTGCTGTGCGAATTTGAGCATTTAAGTGTTCTACCTCTCCTCCAGTTCGCGCCACATACTTTTCACGCTTTAACGCTCTTATTTCGCGCTCCATCGCACGCATCTGTTGAGTGGCTTCGTAGCGTGTGTAGGTTCTGCCTTTGTACTCTACTGGATCAGGCTCTTTCAGCGGTTCTGGAATCTCGCTGATTCCTTCCCAGAACGGATAGAACATGTGAGTACAGTTTGGACCTTGTAGGCCTTCAGGTCTACCATATGCGCATCCTTCGCCAAGTGGAGCATGGATGTCTGGGTACTTCTTGGATTTTCCACTCATTGAATAGACTTTATTTTGGAAGTAAACGTGCGTATCGCGACTGCCTAAGTGTTGGCTGATGATTACTAAGTCTTGCCCTGTAGTCTTGCAGTTCGCTTCCGTTATCTTTCCTGCAAGCTGAGCAGTTGATGTACGTACTATCATCCGTACGGCCGTATCGACTTGATAGGTTCGACCACTTGCATAGTCAACTGTGCGAAGGCCGCTTCTAGTGAACTCTTTTATCACATCATCGCACGCTTGTTTATAACTGTACGTACCTGTAGACACCTTCAGCAACGCTAGATCCAGCGACCTTTGATATGCTTCGGCAGTTTCGACAGTGCCTAGCAACGAAGTCTTGAATGCTGTCGTTCCACTGATGTTCTTTAAGTCGTTTTTTGCTTGCGCCTTAAATCCATCAGTGATTTGCTTCATAGAGTTCGGTTGCTTTAGATCTACACCGCCTTGTTCCCACATTGAAAGGTCTTCGTTGAAGGACATCTCTCCCGCTTCACCTATCAGCTTATCTCCAGCCTCTTTAGCCGTTTTAACTGTTTCGGCTATCTTCTGCTTTATTTCCTGCTTGTACGCGTAGGTGTTCTCCGCAATCATGCGTCTATATTCTGGAGTTGCGTTCAGCTTCTTCATGACCTCCGCGTGGATTTCTGCAGCACTGTACCCGTTCTCACGCATTGACTTGGCCATGATTTCAGCCGTTTCGGTTAGTCGCTCGGTCTTTCTGACTCTTCGTGCGATATCCTGTAGAACCTCACGCTCCAGCTCCTGGTATAGACCAACCAAGTACTTATCACCCAACAGTTCAATCTGTTCTTCAGATAGCATCGGCTAGTCCTCTAGGTCTGTGTTGTCGTCCTGCGTTGTTGTACTTAAGTACTTGACTGCTTCTTCGTGTTCGCAATTTAGTCGCTTCATAATGTACTGAATTTTGAATTCTAATACATCTGGAAAACTCAACGCATCGTTGCGCCAACTCTCTAGCTCTGTCACTTTGTCCGTTACGTAGCTATCGTCGAACTCCACTAAGATTTCTTCATCGGTCGACCACTCTGTTTCACCGCTAAACGTATTATGGAACCAGATTAACGCGTGTACTAAATCGGTGATGTAGTCGATTGACTCTACACGTTGCTTATTCAGCTCTTGCATGGAGTCTTGACGCTGGCCTACGTATTCCGTGGCTGTCTTGATTTCACCACTTTCCAGTTGGTATTTCTTGGAGCCATAGCCGAATGAAAGGGATAAAAGACTCAAGCACAGATTAAACACTTCCTTGATTTGTGCCGTTCTGATTTCTGGATTGTACTCGTAGATGAGTTCCTTCTGGTCAGGCAGCTTCTCTCCCAGCAATATAAAGAGTTTCTTTTGCTCTTGCGTTAGGTAACTGTTGCCATTTTGGTCCTTCTGCATGCTTGCCATTATTTCGTTGATGAATAAAAGTTTCTGGCCCTTATCCAAGTCACCGAATAACACAGAATAGCATAGGTCGATTGTCTTCAAAAACGGAATAGCAGTGTAAAGTTTTGGATAACCATAGCCCTGCATGCCATCGAAGTTATTAACTTCAGCCGTACGCATGATTGCAAACGGCTTAACCTCGCCAAGCTGCAGCATTGTAGCCTTATCTGTCAGCTCGTTATTTTCATTGAAGTAGTACGATTCGGCAGTGTACTTATCATCACGCTGCTTTCTGAAGACTACCAGTGTAGTTAATTGAGCTCCGTTTAAGTAGCCACTACCTAAGAATGCGCAATCGATAATCTCGTCGTTTTCAACTCTGATCGGTACGATGCAATTAGAGGACACATAGTTGATCTTGATGTCTCCACCTCTGACCTTACCGTCGTCATAAATTTCTGCTCCTTCAAGTCTGACGTATGCACCGACTGTACCTGTTGCAGCCATTTCCTCTAGCTGCTTTCTGTACATCTTCCCGAACTTATTAGTTCGTAAGAGCTCCAGAACGCCTTCAAACTTTGCCTTATTTTCACCTGCATTAACTTCAACAATTTCACACAAGTTAGCATTGTCAGCACAAAGGCGCTTTGCAAATCCTAGCTGCGCAACCTCTACGGTTACACCATTCAAGTTAGTCCGTGAATGGAATCCATCCACATCGTTATTTGAGTACCAGTCGTAGCAATTCTTAATTACATTTGCTGCTCGCTGGTTGTACTGTATTCCGAGCTCTTTCAATTTCTGAAAGGCTGGGGATTGCAATTCCGCTTTATCCATTCATTACCTCCTAAGGTCTATAAATTCTATGAAATCTAAAAAGGTATAACAGAATGCGTCATACCAGTCGTTACAGTTGTTTATGTTCTTATCTTCTGGGATATCTTTTTTCTTTTCATCCCATACTAGGCTACTTAGAGCCTTTAAAACGTCAGTGCATTCAGCGCTGAACTTAAGCCGCCCAGACGTTAGCAGCATGTCAACGAAACGCGGGCGGTCTTTTATTTCGTTCTTGCGGCATCCTTTGATGTTTCGTGCATTTAGCCCGTTCTTGATTGCTGCGGCTCTTAAACTGTTAATCATGGTCGTGCTGGCACTATCTGGGAATATCCAGTCAACTCGACCGTACTTCTCAATGGCCAGTTTGTAGAACGCTATAAATGCGTTGCATATCTCTTCACTACCAATCGTTGATGTCAACGGTAGGCCATACTCTTCAAGAACTTTGAACTCTTTATAGCCATTCATGTATCCGGTCAATACGAACGTTGTTTTGGACCCGTTGCCTCCGAAGTCGATTCCCATGACAAGTTTACTGAATGCCCACTCGCCTTCTGTGTATGTGTACTTGCTTGGTTCTTCTGCTAGGTACGGGAATAGCAATCCTTCCGCTAGCACCCATAGACCTTCAATGTAGCGCTTGTAGAAAACTCCGCTATATTGATGTTCATAACGTAGTCGGATGCGTTCAGAAAGGCTCAAATTGTCCTTCATCGTAAAGTGCAGATATAGAACATTCTTTTCGTCTGCCTTATCTATCCAGTTCTTTTTGAACCAGTGATCGGGCCCTTCTGGGTTACAGTTGAACCAGAACTTTGAACCATCGACTGAGCATCGTGCTGTAGCTTGATTGACAAACGATTCAGGCATCAGTCCGACTTCATCAAAAAAAGCACCTGCAGCTGTTATACCCTGAACGAGGTCCTGCGATGCTTCGTCTTTGCCACCAAAAACGTAGTAGTAGTTCGTGATTCCGTCTTTGCTAATCTCTAGCAAGTTTTCACTTCTTTTATCTTCGTAGCTGTAACCTCTGCCCACTAGCATGCGTTTTAAAGGCCCTAGAACGTTACGTCTGAATGAACCGATAGTTTTACCAGACATAATAAAGTTCTCGCCCTTAAACGATGTTTGCGCCCATATAACGAAGGACAGAGACATGCTGACTGTCTTACCTGATCTGATTGAACCATCGGCAATGATTCCGTCGTAGTCATTGACTGGTGATTCGTCCATCCACCAGTTTAGAATCTGACGTTGCTTCCGGCTGAAAGGTCTGAATTTAAACGTACTAGCTTGTTTCATTCCAGTCGTCTTTTATAGTTCCCTTCAGTGCCTCTAGGAAGCCGTCATCTTGTATCGTTACCGTCTGTTGTTGCTCAATCTTATCGCGCCATTCTGCTGGCTTACGATTCTTTAGCCAAAAAATCTGTGCAGTTGTATCAGGCGCTACTTCTTTTGTCACGCGTTTAGTCTCAACGCCATCCTCATACGTTGTTTCATCATACGCGTAGCCTAAGGCTCGTTTCAATAAGGCGTTCTCAACTTGTCTATCAATTACTTCTTTGCCCTTTTTTAGAGCCTCACTTATCTCACTATACTTATTTTTCCATTCATACAATGTTTTAGTTGTTATCCCCATGTTGTGAGCTATCTGCTCATCGATTAAACCGTCTCTTGCCCATCCTTGAATCTTAATAAGGCCATCTTCAGACAGCCATTCACGATATTTGCCTTTTGCCATAGCCTTATCCTTTCTACGTCATACACACATTGGAAACTATCAGCCGGAAAGCTATATACACAAAAGGAGTACTTATTGAATAGTTTTAGGGTGATTTCAAATGTTAAGCTGATAGCTTCGAATGTGCATACGAAAAAAAACCACAAGCTGTTTGCTCATGGTTTTCGCCTACGCCCATTATACACCTAAAAGTCATGGGACATGTCCCAAAATTTAGTTTTACAAAAGTTTTAGCAAAATATCATCCAGTTTTCTAGACATAGTACTCTTTCCGTTGTACATATTCTGTGCCAATTCTCTTAGAGTCTTTTTATACTTGTACCTCTGCTCAAGTAGCTGCACGTCTTCTTCATCCAGCTTGTTCAACTTCACTTGCACACGACTGATCAAGTAAAGCAGGTCTTGCTTTTGCTTTATAAGTTGGTCCTGTTCCTGGAATAGTTCAAGCATATTGATATCGCTATAAATCCTAGTTCCCTTCTGATACTTAGCCTCATCTGTACTCATAATCTTCGGGCTTCCAATCGATGTAAGCTGTGCATCAATCTCAGCAATGCGCTCGTTCACAGTCTCAAGCTGCTTCTTATATTCGTAATGATTGCGTAGCTCACGATCAATCACTTGCAAATCTTCTCTGTATGGATCTTCGTAGTTCATTTTCTATCCTCCTAATCATCGTAGTGTAGAAGCTTCTCTACGATATGTTTTAATTTCCGTTCCATTAGAAACAATTCAAAACTGTTAACATCCGTGTGCTGATTGTTTCTGATGGCTTTCTTGGTTGCTTCAATTTTTTCGTATAGCTCTCGACCTTGTTCTTTTAATCGGTCACGTTCTGCATCTTTTTTAAAAATCATCTGTCATTTCCTCCTGCCACATTTACAGCAGCTACAACAACTAAGCAAAGAAAGTATCCTGCTATAAAGCAGATAGCTCCTGTTAAAAACATTATTCTTCTCCCAAGTCTGCAAGCATGATTTTTCTTGCTTCGATTTCATCATCAATTATTTCTAAAAATCTTTTTGCAATACTTTCAGGAATAAACTTATAGTCAGAGTCCCAAATATCAAGCAGACCATTATTTTCCTTACAAACAATTCTTCTGAAAAATTTTATTTCTTTTGTTGTTCTTACAAACCATCCAAATTTACACATCTTAGGATCGTATTTTCTCAACTCTTCCAACTGTTCAATTTCTTCTTGTAGTCTGTTTCCCTCTTTTAATTGTTCAGGTGTCATCATTTCCCCCAATCTATCGCTTGTCCGCAGCTCGAACAGAAATTAACTCGTTCAGTGTATAGTCTGTTGCAAACTGGACAATTGAATTCAACTGCACCATTTAGCCGTCTTTCTGCTTTCCAGTTTTTTGGCTTCTTAGGTGTAGCACGTTCCACAAGTTCTTCTAACTCTTCAAGATTTTTATCTTCGCAATGTCCTAATGTTTTAGGCTTTACTCGACTGTGCATAGTGAAGTAAATGCTTGATAACGCTTCTGTATATTTGCTCATAGTCCCAACTCCTCTAAGGTGTATACCTTATTCGCTTCCATGCCTTTATACATTGTTCCTTTTTTAAAGGTTGGAAGTTTGCAACAGTCTTCATTTCTTTTTACCGTTATATGTATGAATTCATTTTCGCCATCATAACGTTTAATTTTCTCAATCCATTCAACATCTTTTCTAAACGGCTTAATTACAGCGGATAAATAAGCCTCTTCTTTATCTGTAAGAATTGCAGGTTTGTATTCTTCTTCTAGCCATGAAAGAAATAGACTTAAAGACACTCTATTTAATAGAATCGGCTTTTCAAATACCACATTTATTCCATCTAAAATCTTGAACACCTGTGATGGATTATTTTCACCTTCAATTTTGAATGTTAATTTCGTCAAATCATATTTATCTTTGTTCTTCATTATTCATCTCCTACCTTCTTAAGCTCTATCATTACTCCAGGATGCCAAGTCCAAATCTTGCTTAGGTTCAATTGAACGATATTCTTGTCATCTTTGAAAAATCTCAGTTCCTGCATTACATCCTGTAGTATCTTGTTCGCATTATCTAAATCAGGTTTGTTTGTACATGGCTCACCGTTCTTGTGCTTACCTGCAGGAAAGCCCCAAATGATATTTAATGCAATTGGACCATCAAGCGGTTTATCAGGAACATACGCAGCTAGATGAGCGCGGTACTTGTTTCTTGCATCGACTGCGCTGCTATTTGCATAAATAGTCTTGGTCTTGAAGTTGACCTTTTTTTGTTGTGCCGTAGTAGTCGGCGGAATCATTTGTAGAAATATCTGCATAGTCAACTGTCTTTCTTTTGATTTTGTTCATTTTTTATTTCTACGTCTCGAATGATACGACCGGCTGTTTTGTGTGAAATCGTCGGATAGTACTGTTGTAGTATTGCTTTTAAATCATCAAGTGTGATTTTCAATTTCATTTTTCATCCTCTTCTTTCTCGCGCGTTAGGGATGGAGCGTGTGATGTTGGGAATATGCCCGCACCTCAAGCGGGGCATTTCCCTACTCACACACATCCCTGTCACACACCTGTAAAAAATAAAATTTATATTTATATACGTTTTTTTTACAGGTTATTTTGATATCAAAAAAACATGTTATTTTTACGTTTTATAGGTTATGTATATACAACCTGTAAAAAGTTAAGTTTTATGTATTTTTGATAGGTTGTTCTCTTTTTGTGACAACCGTTTCTTTTCCTCTTCCAAGTGATTTCGTTTGATATAAATGCTTCGCTTCTTTTAAACGATTCCAGACAGTTGCTTTCGTAGTTACTAACTCATCAGCAAGCATTCCAACAGTTACCTCATCGTGTTCTTGTGACAGATTTTCAAACGCAATTCCAAACTCATTTAAACGTTGATTTGAATTCTCTTCAGGCGTTTTTCTTGCTTTCATTGCACGTTGCCATGAAGGTAACTCTTCATCAAGCGGTATATCAGCAAGCACTCCTGTTGTATCAACTGTATGAATCGGATAGTTGAACCATATGTCAGTTTGCTGCGGCTTAGGAAATTCTCTCAGCGTCATATCTACTCGCCAAGCTGTCATTTGTGATGCCTTTAACTCCGCTTGTTGTGTGATGATTTCAATCTGCTTATCATTGAGTTTTTTCTTGATTGTCACAGAATCATACAAATGGCCACCCATCTGTTTTCTGCTCATAAAATCATCGTACGGAATTGTTTCGTAGTATTCTGGGCTGTATTGTTTTATGACTCTTGCCCATTCATCACAAACAGCTTTGTTTATCTGCTGTTCTGTTACACCATCGTTTAATGGTATCTGAATGAGGTCTATCATTGCATCCGGATCACGTGCGAATACGCCTGAACCACTGGCTCTATCCATTGACTTCTTGCTACCCTGTGAGCCTTTTGAGTGATGGTGACAGTAGATAACAGCACAGTTTAATGCACTGGCAACTTTGTCGAATTGGTTGGTAAACTTTGCCATTTGCTCTGCACTGTTTTCATCACCAGTAATGACTTTATAGATTGGGTCGATAATAACCGCAATGTAGTTTTTCTTCTGTGCACGTCTGATTAACTTAGGCGTTAACTTGTCCATTGGGACAGCATTACCACGTAGATTCCAAATTTCAACATTTCTTAGGTTTGGTCTTTGAATTCCTAACTTTTCGTACACATCTTTAAATCTGTGTAAGCAGCTGGCGCGATCCAATTCAAGATTTATGTATAGAACTTTACCTTGTGCACAATCCCACTTATTGAGCCATTTACAACCTTCTGCAATCGCAATCGTTAACTCAATCAATGCAAATGACTTACCTGCTTTAGATGGCCCAGCAATAAGCATCTTATGGCCTTGTCTAAGCACGTCATTGATTAAGCATGGCGCTAACTCAGGAAGATTGCTCCAATCATCTTCAAGGCTCTCTGGATCAGGTAAATCATCATTAATTGATTCGATGTATTCTACCCAGTCATTCCAGGACTCTTTTCCGATATTAGTTGCGATGAGGTACTGTCGATTGTTGCCACGTTCGAAGCCAGGCATTCTACTTAGTCGACTTGGATTCTTAGTGGATGTATCTACATCCAATCCATTTTGTTTGCATACTTTGAACAAGTAATCTACACGCCTCGAATACTCTTTCTCATTTGATGCTTCGATACGCACAATTGCATGAATGCTCTTGTTGCCTGAGTGCACTAAAGCAGCGATTGGTAATTCTAGCTTTGTCATAAGTGAGTACTGCATGTCGATGTTTTGGGTGTCTGATTCAACTAATGCATACTTGAAATCAGTAATATTATCGATTTTGCAACCGCCACCATCCATAGGGTTGAAACTTATCCATGCTCCACAATCGTGATCGTAATCATAGAACACATCTTCAATCCTTTTAGCGTGGTCTAGTTCATCCATTAATCTGCCTGCAGTTCTATCATAGTTTCTTTGACCAGGATGATACTTACCATCCTGATCTTGGAAACATTTGACACAATATGCCACGTGGTCATTAGGTGCGTAGATTACTGACAGGTATTTTCTGATGTCTTCAACTGGATTCCAATTCTTGACTTCAGGTAACTTCTCGTAATCCATCATGCTTTTATCGATGACACGATAGTTAAATTCAACAGTTTCGCCATCAAACAGCTCGCGCGCACCGCCTTTAATAATTGGCTGATAATCTGCAGAAATATATCCGTTCTCACTTGCCATCTTAAAGATGGTATTACCAGTGATTCCGGTATTGATAAATGAATCCCATTTCTTTTCACATTCACCGGCGTGATAGCGGCTACCATCTTGCGATGACCATCTATCCCATACGTCTACTGATGCACCTTCATATTTCAGAGCCATACCTACGTTGCACCACTCTTGGTAGTTCAATAAGCTTGGATCTATATATTCAAGTGCTGCGCTTAAATCTTCTAATCTATCTTCCATACACTAATTTCCTTTTGGCGTATATTCTGCAGGGTTAACTCCTGACGGTATTCTCCAGTTGTTTGCTGAAATACGTGCGATCATGTTGTTTGCATCCGTAAATTCCCATGTACCTACATGTGCGAATCCACGTCCTTCTAAGAAACGAATCTGCTTAGGTGTAGATAGTCCAGCATCACGACGCTTCTGCAATCTATCCATGATAAGTGCGGCTTTACCTGCATTTTCAATTTCATCAGCAAAGATTCCAAACTTTTCTAATGCATCTTTTTGTTTCTTACTGACCGGTGCCATTTCCCATCCAAATGAAGGTGTATATCCAGTTAAATCTTCAGCTTGAATACTCATTTCAAACTGCAATGGATCTACAAGCTTGCGTTTACGTGTCTTCATTTCTTCGAGCTGTGCCTTTAGGGCTTCTTCTCTTTGTGCTTGTACATCAGAGGATGCTTCTTTTTCTGCTTCTTCAATGTCTTCAGGACAACCGCTTTCCGCAAGATTTTCGGTCATCTTTTTGGCCACTTCTTTATCCGTACAGATGATGTCTGCAGGTCTACAGAGCTCATGTCTCTCAGACAGCCATAGGAAGTCTAGAATGAGCAAATCTTCTTTACCTGGAGAAAGTCTTGTTCCTCTCCCAACCATTTGACAATAAAGGCTTCTAACCTTTGTTGGACGTAGCACAACAATACAATCTACATCAGGACAATCCCAACCTTCAGTAAGTAACATTGAGTTACAGATAACGTTGTACTTGTTATCGCTAAAGTCTTTTAGAATCTGCTCGCGATCGTCCGAATTACCGTTTACTTCTGCAGCTTTAAATCCGTGGTTTATCAAAATGTTCTTAAACTTCTGTGAAGTTGCAATCAGTGGTAGAAACACAACTGTTTTTCTATTCTTGCAAACTGTTTCCATTTCCGTAGCAATTTGCTCAAGGTATGGATCCAGTGCAGTTCCTATTTCGTTTGCTGAAAAATCACCTGCAGTAACAGAAACGTTGTTCATATCAATCTTGAGTGGAACGGTTTGCGCTTTGATTTTGCATAAGTATCCTTCTTTAATTGCCTGTACGATTGAGTACTCATATGCTAATGATTGAAATAGACTGCCTAATTTACGCATATCAGAGCGTTCTGGTGTTGCAGTGACACCTAATACATTTGCTTGGTCGAAGTGTTCTAGAACGCGTGTATAAGTGTCTGATACTGCATGGTGTGCTTCGTCGACAATAATTGCATCAAAATAATCTTTATTAAACTTAGCAAGACGGCTAGGTCGCATAAGTGATTGAACGCTACCAACCACAACACGATTCCATGTACCTAGACATGACTGGTCTGCTTTTTCTACAGCACATGTAAGTCCTGTCATTCTGTGGAGTTTATCTGCAGCTTGATCAAGAAGTTCGCCACGATGTGCCATTACTAGCACTCGCTTACCTTCTTTAACTTGATCCTCAATTACTTTTGAGAAAACGACCGTTTTACCACAACCGGTAGGAAGAACGAGCAGAGTGTTCTTGACTCCGCTCGCCCATTCCTTTTCGATTGCCTGTCTTGCTTGTTCCTGGTACGGTCTAAGCTCCATTAGAAGCGACCGTTAGACCAGTTTCCTGCGTTAGGTGTAGGGTTGCCAGCTGTAGGCATTGTTTCAAGCGGTAACATCTTCTTAATATTGTTGTATTCGCTCTTACCATCACTGCCCTTGCGGTGATTAATTTCAGCACGTCCGCGCTTTCCAATCACAACTTCTTTTCTCCAATCAAATGTGATTGGTTCACCTTTCTTATGCATGCCAACAGCATCGTAGAATGATGCAATCATACCTAAACAACCTTGATTGTTATACATATATAAATTGTGCTTTAAATCAACATCGCTGCCATCTGTTGGATCCTTAAAACGTAATGTTAAAATAACTTGCTTGCATGGTCCGATTTTTCCTGAACTCTTTGGACCAGGTTGATAACGCGTTTCATCTAAATCAACTACAGTGAAATCATAAGTCCCCTCTGGAAGTAAAACGTACCCTTTGTCATAGTCTCCTAAATCTGCTGCAGAGACAGTCATTCCATCCATCAATTCTCCGCTCTGTTGTTGTGTTGCTGCCTGTTGGCCATATGCATTTTGCGCATATGGATTTTGATAATTGTTGTTATACTGTGTCATTTTATTCTTCCTCCTATGTTAAAATGGCAAATCTCTATCTGTTTGAATTAGTTCCATAACTGCTGGCCATGCTCCAATCAAACATCCTTGAATAAATTCAGGATCATAATTCTTGATTGGTGTATCTTTTGTGAAATATCCCTTTATCGATACTGCACGTTGAATCTCTGATGGGTGCACTTGTTTAGACTTCATTAAGTCGGTTAACGCTTTTGGTAGTTCAGCCATGATCTCTTCTTCTTCAGCAGTGTATGGTGTTGGCTTCCATGTAGAATCAATTGATAAATGTGTATCTGTGTTTGTTGTCCAGTTATTCACTTCAGGAATTGGTTGTTCTACAGGTTTAGTTTGTTGCGCTGTTGTAATGGTGTTTGTTGCTATGTGCTCTGGCTGTTGCTCTTTAATTTGTTCAGTTTCCTTAACCTCATAGTTGTCACTGAATAGATGTGCAATCGATTTGAAATCTAGTGGTAGTACTTCCGGAAGTCCAAAGCGATTTTTTGCATCCCATGTAGCTGCATGTTCTGTGTACATGATTCTTTCTTTTCCACCTGTAGCTTTCTTCTTACCCGTTGTCTTGTCAGCCACTAAGAATTCACGGTAATTGCAGAACAGAATCAAGTCAGCCCATTCTTTAACTAATTGGCAGTTATTGCCGTTCTTAGCTTGTTTTAGCTTTAATTCGTAACGATCATAGCTACCTGTCTCTTCTGGTTTTGTAATCGTTCTGATGACCATGTGTGCAATTAGTACTACGTTTACGCCACGATTGATAACTTCAGTCAGAAGATTGAGCAGTCTGCCCATTTCTTCATTTAGGTACGTATAGCCTTTTGACCACCCAATATCTTCGATACCATTGACCTTCATTCCTGCACAAATCATTTCAATAGCTTTTGCTTCTGCCCAGTCAATCGAGTCAATAACTAGTGTTTTGTATCCTTGTGGATTGTTTAGAAACTCTTGAACTTCTGACATCAACATTTGCCAAGAAGTTGGATATGGATAACGTGCAACATTAAGTGCTCCAGAACCATTTTCTGCATCGATGAATAATGGCTTAGGAAACTTGCTTGCAAGCGTCGTTTTACCAACACCTTCCGTACCATAGATGATTACTTTTAACGGAGTTTTTACTACTCCTGTATTGATTTCAAACATTAGAATGTACCTGCCTTCCATGCTCCTGCAGGTTTGATTTCAGTATCTGCAGTTTTATTTCCTGACTTATCGATTGAGTATCCATCTTCAATAAAGATTGAGCACTCATCACCTGTAGAAACTCTTGTCGCAATTGCTTGCAGATTGTTTTCCTGCAGCCAATGCCCGAACTCATTCATCGTGTCAATGTCCATCTGCTCAAGTTTATCCAGGAGAACAAATCCACATTTCGGATTCGTCTTTCTGACAATTGCTGTAGCAACTTTTAACTGGTCAGAGCCTGACATATTGTCCCAGCGTTGGCCTTTATAAACTAACTCACCATTATCCACAGATAGATTTTGTAGTGGCATTTCAACTCCGTTTAATAACTCCATGCGTGCCTTGCGAACATTTTCAAGCCGTGTTGTTAGATCGCCATACTGCAGTTTGTACTCCTCTGCTTCAGCCTGTGCTCGTTGTTTATTTAAGTTGTCGCGAACCTTAGCGTTCGTAGAATCAATATTGGCGATGCTTGTTTCAAGCTCTGCAGTTGATTCATCCTGCAGGTCCTTAGCGTTTGTGTTTGCAATAACTAAATCATTTGCAATCTCGGTCATTTGTTCTTGCATTGCGTTTAAAGCTTTAGTAGTTTCTGCAATGCGTTGTTCTAGCAATGTTTTCTGTGCTTCAAGATTTTTAACTTGAGTGCGCAATTCTTGATTATGGCCATTGCGCGCAAGAATCTCTTGTTGCTGTCGAATAAGCTCTGCAGCACTGACGATTTCATCAGGAACACCGTCCCACTGGACCATCTCATCTGCATACTTTTTCTTTTGGTCAGCAATACGGCCAATCTCTGTGCGGCGATTGTAAAGTTCAGATTCCTGTTTATCGAAAATCGATAGCTTATCTCCAACCCCGATAATTTGTAATAACGTGTTAGCTTTGTCCTTTGTTGTCGAATTCATAAACTTCGGTAGATCCAAAGCAAATGTACTGATAAATGAATCTAGTAGTTTTTGGCCACCTTTCGCTCCTGTTGAATCTAAAACTTTTAATGCACTATTCTTTCCTGAGCGCTCCACTACGATTCCATTAGATAATTCAATGTGTAGCTTTGGCGGAATCATTGAACCTTCTCGATCAGGCTGTGAAGGCTTGTACTTCTCACCACCTAGAGCCCACGTTATTGCGTCTAGCACACTTGTCTTCCCTTGGTTGTTCTTCCCACCAACCACAGTCAATCCGCTTGCTGTAGGCTCTAATTTGACTGCTTTAACACGCTTTACATTTTCCAGTTCTAAACTATTGATTTTGATTGTTTCTTGTTGTTCTTCTTTTTGCATTTGATATCCAACTTCAAATAAGTTTGGTTCACTCATTTTTTTCCTCCTTTTATGAACGATAAGCGATGTTTATTTCTTTTTTGTAATCATTGTTATATGTGATTGTTACCGACTCTGCAGACTCACGAAATTCTGTGTCTTTTTCATCCCAATTCACTTTTACAGATTTGGCTTTGCTATCGCATGCTTTCAGTAATGTTTCTAAAGCGAATTCGAATTCTCTACGCTGGTTGTCTGTCTTCATTTTCAGCACTCCAATCTAGATTTTTGATTTTCTCAACTCGTTCTAAAGCTTCAATGTACTGACGGTTAAAATCAGGACCGTCATATGGCACAATCTCAACGTCTTTCAGCCATGCATCTCTTTTAGCGAAACGACCATTATTTTTAAAATGATTCTTCATTGCTTTCAGCTTTCTCATAGGTCCACACCCAGAACGAATGCGATAACCTTTACAAATAAGGCCCCGTAGAAAATGCAAATCCCTAGTTTGAATGCTTTGTCGCTAAATTTATTCTTTTTCATTGTTCTACCCTTTCTGTGTTAAAATGGTAGTGACATTTTGTGGATGTCACTTAAGCGCCCTTACTTTCGACGGATTGAGCGCTTTTTTTCATTTCCAATCCTGCTAAACGGATTTTCATTTTGTTACTTAAATCCATACCTGCAGTCATTTGGATAAACTCCGCATATTCTGATTCAGTCGTTAAGCACAACTTTCCAAATTTACGGTATTTCAGTAAACCGGCACGTCTATACCAACCAACTCTTTCCGGTCCACAGTGCAGCCGCTTTGCAATCTCTTCTGTGTCTATTAGCTGTATATTCTGTATGTCTTGTGGTGTTAGCATTTGACCTCCTTTCTAACTTCCTAGAAATTTGTTGATAAAGTACTGTTGACCTTTGCCTGTAACCTTAGTTGTTTTAGTGATGCGTACACTGCCATCAGGATTGTTAATGGTACGTTCTTTGACTTCAAACAACTTTAGTTCCATAGATTTTTGAGTTGGCATGTTTTTACTGTTTCCACTCTTAATGAGATAATCGTGATTTCTTAGCCACTCAAATAAGCGCTTTTGGCCAATGTCGTGCCCATTCTGCTTAATAAGTTTTGCTAAATCTCCAATCAGTATTGATGTATCGGCTGTCGCTACCGCGTCAGCAAACAGCGCTTTTGGTCTCATCTCCTGAATAATGATTTCTTTTTGTCTTAATTGCTTGCCTGCTTGCATAAGCAAATCCGCTAGTGATTGTGGATTATGTGTAATGTCATATGCCTTTTCATCCGTTAGATACACACCAGTCTTTCTAATTGCTGGCAAGACTTCTGATGTGATCCATTTTCTGAATTCTTTAGCGTTCGGCTTATCGCTTCTTAGAATGACCGCGTATAGTCCGCTTTCTGTGATAATGTTTGTTTCCCCTGATAAGCCCCCTAAGTTAAACTTAGTCACCTCATCATCTTCTAATCTATTAGCGACTACTGTTGGATTACTGAGTTCTAAGACGTCGCATACGTCTTTCAATACCCAATATGGTTGATTGTTTAGTTGTACTGTTCGTACGGGTTGATTGTTAAAATTGAATGTCTGTAGTTCGTTCATGTTTATCCTTTCTTTCGCTCATCCCCTTTCATATAATTGATTTGAAAGGAGGTTATCATTTATGGAAAATAAAGAATTTGCAAAAATATATGTTTCTGGTTTTAGTAATCCATTTTTAATTTCTGAAGACACTTACATAAATGGATATTCATACACTGAAGCAGAATTTGCAGCAGTTATTGAGGAAATTATGAGTGATAAAGAAACCACATTTATTCAGCTAAGCTATCCTAAAAGTAGCGATATTTATTTGATTTCTAAATCACATATTTCAGCAATCCACAGAGAACATTATTTTTACGAATAATCACTTTGAAACTTGAGTCGAATCAAGTTTCTTTTCATTTACTTCAACTTCATAGATTTCGCCAAAACCTAAATGTTGAATAACATTACTAGCATGCTTCAGAGTGTAAAATCGTATTGCTTTTTCAAAATCAAGAGTCATTGAATAAGATTTATTCGAATCACTTAGTTTTGCATCCACTAAATAGTGCTGCATGTGTTTCACCACATAAAATTTCATACTGTCTTCTTTCTAAACCAATTAAATACGGTCGTCTGATATATCAGACATGCTATCTAAAAAAATATTTTCGACTGAAACATCTAGCGCTTTAGCAATTCTTAAAAGTAAGTGTGACGATACATTTCTTATATCTGTATTCTCTAATTCATTAAGATATTGTCTGCTACAGCCTACCTTCTCAGCTAATTCTGCCTGAGTTATATTTTTAGAAAGACGATACTCTTTTATTTTGTATTGCACTTTAATCACCTCCTTACGTCGTCAATTATATCAGACAGAACAACGCTGTCAACTATATTTTACAAAAAACGTCAATTATTTTTGACATCTGTGATATTAATATATTATTATTACATTGCATACATTGGAGGTTTGCACTATGAAACTATCTGAGTTAATAAAGACTTATCGTCACGAACATAATTTATCATTGCGTGCCTTTGCAGAAAGAACGATTTGCTCATTCCAATATATTAGCAATATAGAGAAAGAAGAAGTAAAAAACCCTAGCATTCCGACCTTAGTATCCATTGCTAAAGCAATGGATATGTCGTTAGATCAATTGTTAAAAATGACCGATGATTTCATGATTGATATTCAGCTTGACGGAAAAGGTAGAATCATGAAAAACAGCTGGCAAACTGGGAAGCGTGTGTCAGACGTTACCGGCGAAGTAATTGATGATGATTCAATTTTTGATATTCTTGCTAATCCTAATATTTTTAAAGTACCTCTATACGATTCTATATCATGTGGAACTGGTGGATTTGTCGGTGACAACATTATCGACTATGTATCACTCCCATCAAATTTATTTAATCCAAGGAAGGACTACTTTGCACAATATGCACATGGCGACTCGATGATTAACGCAAACATCAACGACGGTGATCTGCTCATATTCGAGAAAACATCTTCTGTAACCAATGGTATGATTGGTTGCTTCTGTATAGGCGACAATACAGCCACTTGTAAACGTCTTTCTATGACGAATGGGCAAATTATCCTTTTACCCGAAAATCCTTCTTATAACCCTATTATTGCCAACGTAGAGACGTTTAAATGTATTGGCAAGCTTGCTTTTGTAATTAATGACAGAAGAGCCAAAGAAGATAAATAAAAAAAGGCCGACTGCAGCGAACAGTCGGACGGCAGTAAACTCACAACCAATGTGCTTTTACTGTACTTGATTTTAGCACACATTACTCAATGCTGCGCAAAATATTCGAAATGATTTTATATTAACTTTTTAAGATTTTTATATTAACAAAAAATGTTAATATAACTCGAAACAAGTGTAAAAACACGTAATTTTTGACATTATGATTTTCCATAATGTCAAAATGTGCGATTTTTGACATTATAAATACATATTTTTGTTTTATCTAATCAAAAACAAGCGAATTTATACAGTTGTTACTCAAAATTACTCGAAACAAGAAAGGAGCAACTATGGAGAAAATTGATAAGTATTTAGAAGAGATCGAAGCAGCTATGTGTAAGATGGACCCAATTGAACAAGATAGATTAATGGAAGTAATAAGAATTTCTTTCCCTGAATATTTTGACGGCAATTACATGAAGTCATAGGAAGGAGTACGTATGAAAGAAAAATGGATACGTGAGATCCAATCCAAAACCAAAGGCAATGGTTATAAAGTCGAAGCAAAAGTGCGCGAAGATAATATGCTTAGATCTATCAACGGTGGACGTTTCTACGTTGCAGATTATGACGGTGATAAGAAATTAGCAAAGATGGCAGCCATTGAAGCAAGAAACAGACTTCAAAAAGAAATAGAAGTAGATAAATATGCCATGAACCATCTGACAGTTGAAGATTGCTATTTGAAGTCTTTGCGGGATCGTCAGGCATCCATCAAAACAAAGCAACGTCACGATAGCATGTTTAAAGCAATGATACCCAATTCTTTAAAAAAGAAAGATATTCTAAAAGTCACCACAAGTGATGTCCAGTCGTCCATAAATGCCTACTGTTTAAACCATACACAGGCGCAAATGAATCATGCCATGTGTATTTGGCGGCAGATATACAAGGCTGCGCTAACTGCAGAAATACCAGTTATTGACCGTTCTCAGATGGTCATCGTTCCGAAATCTAAGATTGTGAGAAAGAAAAAAGATAACTCTATTACCTATGAACAGTTTGTACTATTCGCAGACGAATTATTAAAATACAACTGTGCCAACGAAACAGGGCGGCATCGCTCTGCGGCTATTTGGTATGCTTGTCAAATCATGTTATATACGGGATTGCGGCCACAAGAAGTATATGCGCTTTCTAAGAGCGATATAGACCTAGAAAGCATGCAAATATCAATCAATAAGTCAGTTGGCTCTACAAGCACATTAGAGCGCCAAATAGTACCAGTTAAGACAATTTACTCTGATGCAATTGTACCTATCTCATCAAGCCTGAAACCGATATTAGAACAGATGATAGCGTGGTCAAAGAATGATGAATTACTTTTAGCCGATATTGACGGAAAACCATTTGACATTGATCTAGTATGCACTCTAATTGTAAACGTATCTCGTAAGTGCAAGTCTAAGTATGGCTTTACTTTCAATCAATATAAGTTACGCCATTTATTCAGCAAAGACTTATTCGAGGCTAACGTAAACCCTAAAGTTATCCAGGCACTGATGCGACATGCTAATGAAAACATGAGTCTGTATTACGCATACACAACTGACGAAGATAAGGCAAAAGCAATCGAAAATCGAAAGTTATAA